ATGTGGATATAGTTGTTGAATCTATTGATGAAGTAAGATATTATGTAAAAGCAGAAAAAGGAACTAAACAAGAATTGAGAGATTATTTCTCATTCATGGTTCCCGGTGCCCAGTTTATGCCGATGTTTAAACGTCGCATATGGGATGGAAAAATTCGGCTGTATGATATTCTTTCATCTACTCTTCCGAGAGGTTTAAAATCCTATTTACAAAAATTTTGCACAGATCGCAAATACACCTTAAATATAAAGGAGAGTAAAAATCCTTTATGCGTAACAGAGGGGCAACTTCAGGCTTTTTACGAATCACTGAAGGTTTCCGTTCGCAAAAAACCAGTGCAAATGCATGTACATCAGGTGCAAGCTATTATGCATGGATTGAACAATCATCGTTCTGTGTTGATATCTCCGACTGGATCTGGAAAAAGTCTTATTATATACGTCTTGGTTCGATATCTACAAAAGGTATTAAATACCGACCGCAAAATATTGATTTTGGTTCCAACCGTTGGCCTCGTCAATCAGATGGAGGCCGATTTTTTTGATTACTCAAGCCAAGACAAGACTTGGTCTTGCAAAAAGTACATTCACAAGATATCTGCTGGCGAAGAAAAAGAAACAAATAAACAGATAGTAGTCTCTACTTGGCAATCAATATACAAGTTGCCAAGAGAATGGTTTGATAAATTTGATGCTATATTTTTTGATGAATGCCATCAAGCAAAAGCAGAATCGATAAACTTTATTGGCCAAAAACTTACCAAGGCTTGGTTTCGTTGTGGAACTACAGGGACGTTACAACAAACACAAGCACACAGATTGAGTATTGAAGGAATACTGGGCCCAGCAGTTCAATTCATTCAAACAAAAAACTTAATGAACAAAGGGTTGCTTGCTCAACTCGGAATTGATTGTATTCTGTTGAAATACACAGACGAAGAAAAACAATCACTTAAAAAACAAAAATATGCCGATGAGATAAAATGGATCATAAGTAATGATAAGAGAAATGAATTCATCTGGCAACTGGTCTCCAGAACAAAGGGCAATACGCTTGTACTCTTCAATTATGTTGAAGCGCAAGGGAAGCCTCTCTACGAACTTTTCAAAGAAAAAGCGGGAACACGCAAGGTATATTTTATCTCAGGTAAAACCGAAGCCCAAGCCCGCGAATACATTCGAAGAATTATTGACACTGAGAAAGATGCCATTTTGGTGGCGAGTTACGGCACAACTAGTGCTGGTATTAATATCGTTAATCTTGATAATATTGTATTCGCCTCTCCTACAAAATCCGTAATTCGTTTACTACAAAGTATTGGTCGTGGATTGAGAGTGTCAGAGAAAAAGAAAACATTAAAAGTATTTGATATTGTTGATGATCTTTGTTGGAAGTCTCACAAAAATCACGTGTATCGACATTTTGAAGAACGTGTAAAGATATACAAAAAAGAAAAGTTTGACTTTAAAACATTTTTGATGAGTTTTACAGACCTTAAGTAAGATAAATAATTTAAAGGAGGACATTTAAATGTCCGATTCTCTTCCCGAAACTGGTTTGTCGGGTTCCTTGAAAGTCATTCGTTTATTGACTGGTGAAGAATTAATAGGAACTGCTATAGAAAATGATAATTCTATTATAATAAAATTTCCAGCAAGACTGGAATCATATATCTCAAAAGATAATATGAATAATATGATAGAATATGTTAAATTAACAAATTATCTTTCAAGTATAAAAAACTTTGAAGCAAAAATTTTTAATACTTCAATAGTATATTGTGGAGAGCCGCAAGAAGAACTTATAAAAATGTATAACACGTATTTGCTGGCAATTCAGAGCGATCCAAAATCTATAATGACATCTTCTGCAAGCGATTCTGAAAATTCCAATGATCCGGGATTACTATTATTAAATGATCTTTTTACGAATGATGATTTTGTAAATTTTGTAAATGATTTAATAGAAACTTATGAAGATGCTGAATCTTTAAATGACGAAGAAGACGTAGAATCGGTTATAGAGGCCATCGAAGAAGAGATGCCCAAACCCCAACCCAAGCCAAAGAAACGCTCCAGAGTTAAACCAGAAACGAATAAGCTACCATATAATCCCGAGAAGCCACCTGAAAATCCAGAAAGCTGGTCTGACAATCCTTCTGATTATTTTTAAGCAGTATTTTTTAAATTTGATGGCGCATCTGGGTTTATTGTATAGTGTGAATATTTAAATTTGCATGTAGCTTTTTGAACCAATGCGTCTGCACTATCTGATTGAAACATAAATCCACTCAAAGAAACTGGTATTATGTGATAAAATTTAAAAGTTGTTGGAGGGGAATCGTTAAAACCATCATAAATTAATAAATTTGCTTGATGATGCCAATCTTGATAATTCAAATTATGATCATAATCATTTGCAATATTTGTTAAATTTCTCATCCAAGAATAAATACTTTTCCAGTTTTGTAAATTGGAATCTATAATAAATTCAACATTCAACAATTCAAATTGAATTGATTGAGTGGCAACTGGAATAGTTGTACCAAGAGTAGTGGGCTGCGGCTGATCACCTATTGAAATGCCGGGAATATTTACTTTTTGACACATTAATTCCATTTGTTTGGTTCCACGGCCAAAAATTAAACGAAAGTAACTATTGTATAGTGGATTTATATTTGGTGAACAAGTAGTCATAAAAATATTTATGGTAAAACAAAAACCTCCCGATTACTCGGGAGGTTTTCGAAGTTTTAGTTATTGCTTAGATTACCAAGTTCCGCCGTGGAGACTCTTAACAGCAGTCAAACGGTAGTATTGGTTCAAGCCAGTGGTGAGGGTTTCACCGTCTGGAATACCTGCGCTGTTGATGACGTAGGGGTTGGCTACGACACCATAGCGAGTCTTGAAGGCAATACGTGGTTGGAAAGTGTTAGGATCAACTGCACGTACCATTTGTAGCGGAACGTATGGGCAGTAGAACAATCCAGCGTCGTATGGGGATTCACCCTTATAACCTACGCAGAAGAAGTTATACCCTGCTGGGCTATATGGATCAATGTACACACGGATCTTACCGTTGATTACACCAGCAAAGGTGCTTTGAGTATCATCAACGTTAAGTTGTGGTGCAATTGCTGGGCTTAGGCTCATGAAACCAGACATTGCGAGTGCTGCAGCGGTATCGCTGTCGCAGATGATGAAGTTACCACGGCCACGGCGAGTTTCCTTGGCGAGGTAATTGCATTCACGCTCAATTTGGAAGCTAAGACCACGGAAACGTTCAGCAGACCAACGACCGTCTGAGTCAACATCGAGATCGTATTCACCAGGAGAAGCAAGATCGCTTTGGACTGAACCTTGACGAGCAACGTAGTAAATTGTTTTGACGATTTCGCGGTTGATTTCAGCAAGAATTTCTGTGCTGAGAAGATTTGCGAGTTCGGCTTCAGCGTCAAGACCGTGAACAGCCTTAAGATCTTGTGCCAATTCGACGGTGTAGTTGCTGCTTAGAGCGCGAGTCTTTGCTTGGACAGCAACACGGTCGATTGAGAATGCCATTTGATTCCAGTTGGCATAGGGTGAAGTCTTGCCGATTGCTTCGCCCTGTGAGGTCAAAATACCTCTAAGAGCATTTAAAGCACCAGCGTTTGCAGGTTTAACACCAGTGCTAAACGCAGCAGACAAACCTTTTCCTGCAACATAATTTGAATCAAGTGTCCAACCAGAACCACCGAATCCAGCTTGTGGCTCTTGGAACATGGCTTCAACGTAGCCAGCGTTTCCGTAGGTTGTACCAACGGTTCCGCCATAAGCATAGTTAGCGCGCATTGCAAAGATGAGGCCAGTTGGAGCGGTCATTGGTTGAACGCCGCAAATGTCATAAGCCATCAAATTAGGCATTGCACGGCGAACCAAGCTGATGAGAACTGGATCATATCCAGATACAGCAGCTGTATTGTAGCCGGTTGAGGTTGCTGGACCACCGAGATTGTTTCCAGAAGCCATGTCTTCAACGAGGTGTTGTTGACGAATAGCTTGTTCTTGGTTCTCTAAGAGAACTGCGGTTACTTTCTTACGATAGTCATCTTGAATGGAAGGAAGAGCTTCGTGACCAAGCACTGGCTCCCACTTCTCGGTTAATACGTCATATGGTGTGTTTTCTGCGAATTGCATTTTTATGTTATCTCCTGTGAGTAAAATTATTTAGAAAATTTTGTGTTTAGACCTTTTTATTAAGTCTTCCGATAGCGCCAACATAATTTTCTACTAAAGTTGTTGGTGCTTGTTTTACTGGTGCAAATGTTTGTTCTGGTTGAGACAATTTTGATGGAGCTGAAACCTTCGAAGCATTTACGTAATTTTCTCTAATTGCTACGAGCTTTTCACGATATTCTTCTGGGGTTTCAAAAGAAACGTTTTCCATCAAGTTTTGTAGTTTTGCAACTTGTGTATCAGCAAGGTCTCTTGTTTCTGCTACGAAAATACCAGCACATTCAGTCAAAGAAACTTCTTTCTTGAGAGAAATGTTGTTATTTACTGCTTCATTGAGTTTTTCTTGCAATTGTCTATTTTGTTCATAGAGTTCATCAAGAACATTATATTTTTCTGCTGGAACATCAATATAATGGTTTTCAAAAAGATTCTTTAAACCACTAATAAAGTTTTCAGCAATTTGTGTCTTGATTCCTTGCTCAACGGCGACAGCATTATCTGTCATCCATTCTTCAACAACATAATCAAGATAATCATCGACTTTTTCTACAAGAGCTTCCGTCAAATTATCAAGATATTGTTTTACATTTTGGTCGGCGGATTCAGAAATTACTTCAACGACTTTTTGAACTCTATCTGCAATCGAAGCCTCAAAAATAGCTTCAAGTTTTACAATTAGATCTTCGTTAATATTTTCTTCACCGAGAAGAGAAACGAGAGCGTCGCGGAATTCTGCGCGGGCTTCTTCTTGCATTTCTTCTTCGCCTTCTTCGGTTTCTTCGGTTTCTTCACCTTCTTCTTCGGGCGAAGAATTGGCCATTTTTTGACCCCCACCCATTGAAAGTTGTGCTGACATAGGGACAACTGGAGCACCGACTGGAGTTGTCGATGGCATTCCGGTTACGACTGGTGACGCTGACATAGAACCTCTGCCTGTAGCATCATAATCTGGCTTTCCGTCAGAAACAGCACCCAAGCCCATTGCTTGTGCTACTGCTTCGGAAATTGTTTTTTTGTTTGTATTTTTCATAAAAAGGATCCTTTAATCGATGTAAAATATTTAGAATAATTTAAAATTATGGTGTTGACCCCATTGGCGGTGACGAGGAAGGGGATGGGGTTGGAGGTGATTTAGGTGTTTTTGGTTTTGCTTTTTTTGAATTATTTTGGTTTTCTAAATCCTCTAAAGATGGAACTGATTTTGATTTTGGTATCAAAATTGGAGCAAAAGGTTTGCCCATTCCACCGAGAACATTTTGCATATTTGCGTTTGCAATGTTTCCTAAATTGGTATTTACAAAATCATATCCAGAAAGCTGTTTCATCTGCCCCAAAATATTTCCAGCAAAAGCTTTTCCTATAGAACCAGCAAAATTTTTAGTTAATTTATCAGCAAAAGATTCTACTCCAGATACAACATGAGGCCCCAACAAATCACCGATACCACCCGCAGCATACATTCCAGCAGCAGCAGCTTTATCCATGTTACTCATATCACCAAACATAATACTGTCTTTTTTTTCTTTTGACAGTGCACCTGAACCCGAACCAATTGGGCCAAAACTTGTTTTTGGTGGTGTTGGTTTAGAAGTTGTCATTACAGAACTTGAAGAGGCTTCATTTATATAATGATTTTCTGGAAAAAGAATAGAATAACGATTCATTTTATAATTTGAATCTTTATTTTTTTCAATAGATTCATTGATGCTGTACATCAAATACTGAAATTCTTCTTTTCCGAGAAATGTCATTTGTTATAAATTTTTAAAATAATTTTCAAATATTTTTGTAATATTTTTATTTAAATTTCTAGAAGAAGAATTTTTAATAGTTTTGATTGAATGTTCATGCATTCTTTCAGACCAAATTCCATTATTAAAAATCCATTCTCTTCCTTCCATAATACCATTTACAAAAGCATTTGGTGCAGATGGATCGGCAACAATGTCTATTGCTGCCAACATGAAGTCTTCTTGAACTTCTTGAAATCCATTTTTAGATTTCAATGATCCCATTCCACGCGTAGATACACCAAGTTGGGCCCCTTCATCGATAAGATTTTTTACGATTTTGCCCATCGGAGTATCTAGAACTTTTGCTCTTCCTACAATATTATTTCCATCTTCATGGAGTTCTTTTACAATATGTGATACTCTATCTAAGTTTACTGTGGGGCCAGTTGGATGGTTTAATTCTCCTAAAGCTCGGCCCTTTGCAACGTATTCGTTAATATATCTTTTACATTCTTTTACTAATGTATTTTGTGGATAAATTCTTCCGTTTCGATTTTTTACTCCGGCTTGCATAAAAACGCCATCAATATAATAATTTTTATCGCCGTTTCCGACGTTTTCTTTGATGTATTTTATGTCTTCAGTTAATTCAGTTATTAGTTTCATTTTCTTTTCTCATGAAAGCTTTCTTAGAAATTTCTTTATATTTGGTTTCTAATTTGCTGCCAATTTTTTCATATAAAACTTTTGAGGTTTTATCTTTAAATTCAATGGCATTTTCTTCTATGATATTTTTTAACATGTATCTGATGTCGTTTTTCATATTATTCCTTTTGCTTCTTGAGAAAATTTAATATGTTCTTTAAATTTTTCTGGTGTCTCAAAAATTTCTTTAGCCATTAATTTTCTGTTTTTTGAATTTAAAGATTCAAATAAACTTATTAAATTTTTTACCTCGGATTCTGTAATATTTATATTCATTCCATTTTTAAAGGTATATTTTCCTTCTTGAAAATTATTTATAAACTTAATAAAATTTTTTATATTATCTTCATTTTCTGTTAAAGATTCAGAATATAACAGTTTAGTTTGAACTTCTTTTTTGATTTGTTTTAAAGATTCATTCAATTTATATGCAATAGAATCTACAACATTTGTTTTAAAATATTCTTGATCTTCGTAGACTAAGCCTATTATTCCCTTTTTAAGCAAAATTTGTGTTATGTCTTTCATTGTTGCTCTTGTCCCATATTTTGCTGTGCTTGCTGCATCATTGCTGCCATTTGTTCTTGGCGCATTCGTTCACGATCAACTTCCATCTCTTTATCCATATCTTTCATTTCTTCTTCTGTTTGTTTGAGAACATTTTTTCTGACATATGCTGAAGAAAAATATTTTCCAATATATGGATCAACATAAGAAAGCATTTTAATTCGTTCTGCTAAAATTTCTGCTTCTTTTAAATCCCAGAAATAATTGTCTGTATTAAAAATTACTTTAATCTGAGAACGAAGTTCATGCCAATCGTCATCAGTCATTATCCCCTTTAAAAGTAATTGAACTCTAAGGGTGTCTAAAAATAGTTTAGAAAATTGATGACGAAGTCTTTCTACAAATTTATAGAACTTAATTTCTTCTCTGCTAATCTCACTGCTTCTTCCCATGTTAAATCCTGTGGAATCGGAAGTCAGTCTGCTGATAGGTACGTTTAATGCATTTAACAATTTCTTTTTAAAGAATTCTACGTCATCTATCTGAGACATAGCTTGACCGCCCGGAAGAGTTGAGATTTCAGTTCCACGTGAACCTTCTCTTCTTGGTAGCCAATAGTCTTCTAAAATTGAAAGATGATTTCTCTCATCTCTAACTTCACCTGTTGCCTGATTATAGATTAATTTATTTCTAAATCGGCTCATCATATCTCTAATATATTGTTCTGCTTTTTGTTTTGGTAATTGACCAACGTCTACGTAAAACACTCTTCTTTCTGGTGCTCTAGCAACACGATAAACCAATAAAGCATCTTCTAATTGTCTTAACATGTTTAACGGTCTTATTGCTTTATGCAAATAACCCAAAACGCGTTTAGTATTTAAATCAAGAAGCCCGGATGGAACATATACTACACTATCTAAAGATAATTGCAATCCACCCGGACCAGTCATCATATAAGTTTCTTTATCCGTATTTGTATACTGATAATATTCTTCTATATCCTTAATTAAGGAAACTGACTGCCCATCAACCCGTTCCATTTCTTTTTTAATTTTTCTTACCTTTTTAATTTTTAAAGGATCGATAGGAATAAGTTCTTTAATACCCTCTGTAGGCAGATCTTTATCAATTACAATATTATAATAAACTTTAGAATCAATATACCATCTTCTAAAAATTTCATATGATTTGGAATTAAAATCCATTATATGTAAAATATTATCAAATTCTTTATATATTTTAACTTTAATATTTTCTGATAAAGGAACTTCTGCCAAATCAATTTTTACTGGTTTTCTATCTGTGCCAGAAACAATAGAAGCATTTACTATTTCATCTACAGCATTATCTACTTCCGGATAAACCGACATATTTCGGTATTGAATTACTGAAGAATTCTCATCACGCATATTTGATGCGTAATCAAGTGCAGTTCCAAAAAAACCTCCAGCTTCAACAGTTACAGTTCCATCAAATAATTCTGGAGCAGCAAAAGCCTGTAAAGCTTTTTTTTCTGTTGTTTCTTTTTTCTTTAATTCGGGGCCAAACTGAAAGCCAAAAACTTCAATTTCCATAATATAAATTTCCTTATGTTATTTTTGTAATCACCACACCATTAGAATCTAGCAATTCAATGTAATCATAAACAACAATTACATTGAAAGTATTTAACAGATTATTTGAAGTCATGTTTAAAGCAATTGGATCAATTGATGTTGGCCAACAACCATGCATAACATATTGTTTTAATGGATTACCAGAATCATTTAAATTTAAATGTTTTATTTTCCAATTATCTGCTTTATAAGAATTAGTAGAATTTAAAATATAAGATTCATTGGTGTTATGTTTATTAATTAAATTTTGCCATGTGTGAAATGATTGCCAAAGATCTTTTCCTGTTCCGGTATCGTCCAAAACACTAAAAGACCATGTTGAATATTGTTTTTCTCCGGGATAATAAAATTTTCTACCAAAATGAGAATATTCTAATGTAGTAGATGAAAGCTGTGGAACTTGAGTAGATCTTACGTGAAATTTTGTAAAACTACCGCCCCCCGGTATAATTCCCGTAATTTCAAAACGATTTGCTCTGCTTCCACCTTGAAAATTGCTTTTGAATTGATTAAGCATTATATTCCTGCTCCGTTTCTTAATCCAGAAACAATTTCCATATGATCAAAAGTTAAAGAAACATTAAAAGCTACGAAATTGGTTTCACCCATATTTAAAGAGATATCACCAATTACATTGGGCCAACACTTATATAAATTTATTGTTCTTAATATATTTCCATTAAGACCTAATTGT